TAAGAGGGAAAAAAATGAAAAGACCTGGATGGGAATAAACGAAAATTGGAGAGCATGGAAAAACAATAGTAAGATGTCAAGCAAAAATAAGAAGATCGGATCCAGCGAAACAATGTACACTACCGGCGAAACATGGAATGGTAATGTGTTCAAGACATAATAAGAAAACTGATAGATCCAAGGAAATAGAACTCGTTAGAAAAAGTATGGGATTATATGACGTAGGAAAAGAAAAAGCGTTACAAAAAGAATTAAAAGAAGTAGAACAATTTGATGATGAAAAACTGGAAGATACAACGGATGAATTAAAATTAGCAATAGGGGTAATGAGAAAGTATTTAAAGGAGACAACTGATTTAAAGATTGCAAGGAAACCGGGGCAGCTAATGTGGATGCTGAATAATATAATGAACTTTAAGAAGATCCATTGGGAGATCAAGCATGCTGATAAGGTGACATATACGAAGGAGCAGGTGGATTATATGTTTATAAAGATAAGAAATATATTAATGGATGTGGTAAAAGATACTGGGCTGTTGGCTGAGATTGCTAAGAGGATAAGTAAGATGGGTATTGAAATGCGGGAAGATGGATTTAAGGTGGTGTGATTATGAAAAGTTATCAAATAGTAGAACCTGATTATTGCATTAAAATAAAAATAAAAGATGATAGAGTTTTAGAAGTAGAATGGATAGGGATGCCTTATTTAAAAATAAATAAAAGAAGAGTTGTTAGGTTATTGAAGGAAGCCTTTAAACACATGAAAGGTTTAAATAAATTTTAGAGGAGAAATAAATGAGAAAAGAAGAAAAAACAATAAGGGTATTATTAAGTGAAGATCAAGTAGATGAGATGTTTAATGGAATGGGAGAAGCGAAATTGCATGAGGTTAATGAACCAGTTTGTCAAATTATAATAAATGAAATAGGAGATATCAAGAGTATAAATATTGTAGGAGAACACGTGGTGAGGAAAGAATATAATCTTGAAGTTGGATAGAGAGGAAAGAAAAGCAAAATAAGTGTTTAAGAAAAGAATAAACGATATATAATTATAATAAGGAGATTAGTATGGAATTAAGCGAAAGACAAAGAGAACAATTAGAATTTATTTCTGGCATAGGTGAAGAAGGTTGCCATGGTAGAGGTGATTATTGTAACAAAGATGATTGTCTTGTTTATGATATATGTTATGGCCCTGATGATATTTCAAATATGCATAAAAATAGGGTAAAGAAAGCAAACGAATTATTGGGAGAAAAGGAGTTAACAGCAAAAGAAAAATTAAGAGAAATTATAAATATGGGTGATGTATCATGTTGTGCAAGACATCCAGATTGGAAGTGTGAGGAATGTCTAGTACGCGATGAATGTATGAGTAGTTCTATTAATAGTTTAAGAATAGAGAAAGCAAAAGAAGATTTAACATTAATAGAAAAGGAGGTGAGGTCGGTGGTAAAAGCAGAAATTGGGATGAGAGTGAAGGGGCGCTATCCTGAAATTGTTTATGAAGCTGATATAACTGAAATTAGAATTAATGAAATTAGTGTTGATTATCATGGCGGTTGGACTTGTCAAATGAAAAATGGAAGGTTGATGTCAGATATGAAAATAGGAACACCATTATTAACAATGGATGGAGAAGAAATTACATTGGATGATTGTGAGTTGATAGTAGATATTAAAGGTTGTGGACAAATAGGAAAGATAACATTATTAGAAGGAGGTAATAAAATGCATAAGACAATAAGAAAATTATATCCAAAAGATACTGAGGCAGCGTTTATAGTGAATAAACATTTTGGTACTAATTTTGAAGATGTTAAGATTTTAGGTATACTTGCTGTAGGAAAAGAAAAAGAAATTCTTGATGCAGCAAATAAGGTTGAGAAAGAATTAGAAGATGCAAAGAAAAATAATTAGCCTTTAGCAGGCGATCTAGGGTGGTGGCATGGTTAAATAGTCGGCAAAAACAGTGTATTCTGTCCATGACAGACTATTTTAAAAATAGCAAGGTTCCACCACCTTATTTTATGGGAGGTAATGTGAAAAAAGAAATTAAAAAGTTATTAAGCGAAGCCGAAGCAATTATGATGAAACATAGAAGAGAGAATGAGAAAGGAATATTTGTAATAAGAACATCAAAAGTTAATTTATTGTTAACATTATTAGATGGGGAAATATGTGGTAAGAAAGTTAAAGATTCAATAACATATAAACAAGCATTAGCAGCATGGACACAGGATTTGCTTAATGATTGATGAAGTAGATAAAAATATATTAATAATCAAAAAACTATTAGAAGAAGTAAAAGGAAAGCTTAAGAAAAGACAAGTAAGTAAAGGAAATAGATTAAAATCAAAAGCATGGATATGTAGAAATTGTAGAGCATCATTTATAGCAGGAGAGAAAGTAGTAAATCCTGCTCCATGTGTATTATGTGAAGGAATAGTATTTGAAACGGTACCGGTGGGAACGAGATTATTTAATTTGGAAGTATGTCGCAATTAAGGAGGATTGGATGAAATTTAAAAAAGAAGATAAGATACTACCAAAGAAAGATGGAAGATACAGTAGGCAAAGATCAAGGGGAATACAGGTTATTAAAAGGAGATCTGAAGGGTATTGGGAGTGGATAACTGATCAAGGGGTTTCTTATTGTGAAGATGATATTGAATTTGCAAAACCAGTAAAACCAATAGAAAAATGTTTTAAATGTAAAAAAGATTTATCAGATAAAAGATTTATTAAGAGAGCAGGAAAAATAGGAAAAAAATATATAATGTTATGTAATAATTGTTGGAAGGAATTGAAGTAAGGAGAAATAAATGAAAACAATAAGCATAATGACTAAAAGCGTAAAAGAATTTAAGAATATAATAGATATGAGATTAAATAAACTTGAATTAAAAAAAGAAGACATACTATTAGTAAATGAAATAGATAGTGAAACATTAAAATTAATAGCAGAACAATTAAAAGAAAGAGGATTAAACAATATAGTAATGAATGTGGAGAAGGATCAGATAATAGATAAGATTTCAATTAAAGAATTAGAGAAGGCAATAAGATTGTATAGGAAAAAATAATTGTTTAAGAATGAGTTATTTAGTATATAATTATATTAGAGGAGGTGGAAGATGAAAATAGTAAGAATTATATGTGATGTTTGTAATAAAGAATTAAAAGATTAAGTGAAAAAGAAATTAAAGAATTTATAAAGGAGATAAGAGAAAAATGAATAAATTTTTGAAGTGGATGCAAGAAAAAGAATATATTGTTTATTATATTAAAAGTGATACTTTTCTTGTAGGAAATAATTTAGGAAATTTTGAAACTTTTGAAAAAGATGATTTAACAAAACAAATGTGGGTGGGTTACATGGGTGAATATCTATTAGAAAATAATGTAGAAATTCCAGCTTCAATAAGTAATATAGAGAATAGCAAACAGGAAACATTTGAAGAATATTTTAGTAGAGTAAAACAAAAAGTAGAGGAAATAGAATGAATAAACCTTTATTTGATTATTATGAAGTACTAGGAGTAAAACGAAAAGCATCAGATAAGAAGATAAGTAAAGAAATGATGGGACATAAAGTAAATGAATTAATAGACAAAGTAACTAAATTAGAGAAAGCCTTTATTTCAATAAAACAAAATCAAGTAAAGATGATAGAAAATGAAATGAAACTAATAAAAGTAATGAGAAATCTTTTAGCAAAACAAAAACCAAACATCAAAGAGATAGAAGAAATAAAAGAATTACCTATGGAAATACAAACATGTCATATATGTAAAATACAAACAAAGAAGTGGGCATATATAGAGCATCCATATACTAAGGAAAAACTTTATGTGTGCCTCGATTGTGGCGGAAATTAAAGGAGGTAAATATGAAAACTTATATAGGAACAAAGATTATTAAAGCAGAACCAATGACTTATGGTGATTTTTGTAAGGACCAACAGATGGAGAAAGAGTCGTATAATAAGGTTGAAGATGAAGGATATAAAGTAGTTTATCCTGATGGTTATGGATCATGGTCACCGAAAGAAGTATTTGAAAATGTTTATAGAGAAGTAAATGATAATGAAATTAAATTAATTAAAGGAGGAAAGTAAATGAAAGCACAAGATTTAAGTGATCAGATGTTTGGAGAATTTGACAAGTGGTTAAAAGATCAAGAGATTAATGTTTCATTTTCTATTGATTTAAGGATGAACAAGGCATGGGATTTTCTTTTTAATCAGTACTCAAAAGAAATGAATGCAAAGGATGCCTTTGCGAATGCATTGAAAAAACATTCGAATGAAGATATGGAAGCTGAATTGAAATTAAGAAAAGATGTTAAAGAAAAACTTGAAGCATTAAAGAAAAAAGGCGAAGCGGATCAAAAAACAGCAGGAGATAATATCAAAAAAATAAGAAAAGAAGAAGTAGATAAGAAAGATAATGTGGTTGACATAAATATAAATAAAAACAAGAAGGGCAAAGATGATAATAAAACTGATTTGTCAAGCTAAAAATTGCGGTAGAGAATTCGAACATATAGTATTGCATAGTAATCAATCAGCTAAGAAAAAATATTGTGATATGTGTAATAGGAAAAGAATAAATGCCAGATCTAAGAACAGGATGATGGGAAAGTATATTAAGAAAAAGGATAGGAGGTAATATGGACAAGATACATGATTTTGGTATATTTGGAAAATGGAGGGAATCAACGTTAAAGAAAAAAGTAAAGAGATATGAACATCCATATTGTAATAGGATTAAAGGAATAGAGATTTATGCTAAAATTAAAGATAGAGAAATTGCAGATGCAAGAAGAAAGTTAGATAGATTAAAAATTCCAGTAAAAGGTATTTTTAAAAAGTATGTATCATTTATTGAATTAAAAGGATTTATGGCAGAAGATGAATATAATGAAAGTCAAGAAAAAGATTTTAATAAAGATTTTGAAAAATATTTAAGTGTTATGAATATAATACAAATTAAAAAGAAGAAAAAATAGAGAAGATATATTCGATTGAAATAGGAGAGAATAGTATGTGGAATAGATAAATGGAAATCGAGAAACAAGCAACAGACTTAACGAATGAAGTTGATCAACTATTGAAACGAGATAAATCTGCTACGGTAAATGAGGCTTCAAAAATATTTACAGATATGGGTAATGGAATTAATGAGTTTGTAAAATTCTCAAAAGGAAAAGGGGATTTACAACAATGGATAGAAGCTCACAGGAATATTCAAGGTAGAACTTTCAGTTACGAAGATGCCCAGATAGAAATGATGTTAGGGGAATATGATAAGAAATTAGAGAGAGCTCCGCGCCCATACCTTCAACAATATATAAATGATAAGGTAAATGATAAGACGATAATAAAATGTAGGCAGTGTTTGCCTGGTTATGTATCTTTGTTAACTTTTAAGAATGGTTTTTTGTCTGTAGAAAATATAGAAAATTTATATAAAGAAAATTATAGAGGATATGTTTTTTATGATAAAGGCGGACGAAAAAGTAAATGTAAAATTGTAAAAATATGGAAATCGGGAAAGAAAAGAATATTAGAAATAAAAGTGGCAAGCGGTCATAAAATTAATTGCTCTTATAATGAAAAAATATGGTCAGAAACTACAAAAGAATTTGTATTGGCAAAAGATATAAAGCTGGGGGAATCTTTAAAATTATTTAAAGATAATTTTGGAAAGGTTGTATTAGAGAAAGGGACTCCTGAGTTAATTGGATATATGTATTCAGATGGAACTTTTTTTAAAAGCGGAAACAATCGGGCGTTAATGAGTTTTAGAAATCAGAATTATGAGTATATAAAAGATTTTGAAAGGCTTGTTACAAAAAAACATTGTAGAGTTTATAAACATATTTCAAAATATAATGAAAAGGATATATGGGATGTTTATGTTAGAAAAGATGCTTTAATTAGAAAAAAGCTTTTAGAATGGGGAGAGATTGATAAACAAGGTAAAAATAAGAAGTTACCAGATATTGCGATGAATTTAGAAAAGAAGCAAACTTCTTTGCTTTTAAATAGATTGTTTGCTGGAGATGGTTATAGTTATAAAAGAAAAAGAAAAAAATGGGATAGTTATGTGCACCATATCGGGTTAGGTAGTCTTTCTTATTCTTTGCTAATCCAAATTCAAATTTTATTTAAAAGATATAATATTTTTTCTATTGTAAAGAAAGATCCGAAAGGGAAGAAAGCCAAACAGGATTTTTGGAGAATTGTGTTATCTACTGAAAGAAAAAATATATTAAGGTTTATGGAAGAGATAGGAATTTATAAGAAGATTACAAAAAAAGATATAAATTTTCTAAGAAATGAAATGGAAAATAATAGTTTGTTTTTACATCGGAAATCTCATAAAAAAGTAGATGAGAATATTGTAGTTTGTATTAAAAAAAAGAGGAGTCAATTGACTTATGATGTAATGGTCGAGGATAAAGAAAACCATAGTTTTTATGCGAATGGAATACTAGTTTCGAACTCAGAGTTTACAGAGAATGAAATAAATGAAAATATTTGGTTATGTGCGAATAGACCATTTACAAATGTAAGACATATATTTCCTACTAGTGGAATGGCAATGAAGATGGCCAGAGAAAAGATTTGTACAGCGATACAAGGATCTCCAGACATAGCAAATCAAGTAAAGAAGCCTTATAGCTTTCAAACACAAACATTTAATAATGGAAGCTTTTATACAGTAGATAGTTCATGGACAGATTATCAAGGAAGAGGACCGTCGTCTGATAAATTAACATTTGATGAGTATGAAAGCCAGAACCCCCAAATAGAAGATATATATTCAGAATCAACATCTCATAGTGCATTGGCAAGGAAGACAAGAATATCAACACCGAAATTTCCAAATGGAGGTATAGACGCAAAGTTTCAAAAGGGATGTGGGTACGAATGGCATATAACATGTTCAAAATGTAAGAAAGAACAGATCATGAGTTTTCCAGAGAATATAATAAATTTCTTTGAACTGGAGAATGTAGAAATAGATGATCCTGAATATATAACCAGATTAGACAAAGCATATATTGGTTGTAAATATTGTAAAACATATATAAATAAAACAACAAAACATTATTTAGAAACATCAAGATGGATAGCAAAGAAAAAACATTTAATACCAGTAAGAGCATCTTATAGAGTTACATATATGATGTTGGCTTGGAAAACAGGAAAAGAAATATTATATAAATACCATACATTTAAATTTATACATCAATTTTGGAATGAGGTAATGGGATTTGCTTTTATAAGCCCAGAAGCAAGAATATCAAGAGAGATATTCGAACAGTGTCAAGATAAAGTATTTTTAAATAGATACCAAAAAAATGCAATACCGAAAAATGTTTCAATAGGAGTAGATTGGGGAGAAACGAGTTGGGTGGTAATAAGAGCAAATGGATTTTCGCCAGATACGGCGAAGCCAAAGATAATCTATATAGAAAAGATAAATTATGATTCATTGAAAAAATATGGATATGCAGGGCAACAAACAGATCATGTAAAAAGAGTAGATGAAATATTCATGTTTTTTAATGCAAAAATAATAATAAACGATGCTAATGGAATAGGAGTAGACAGAAATAATTATTTAGTACGAAGATATCCAACAAGGGCATGGGGAATATTTTACGATACAGCAGAAGTACAAAGACAAAAGAAAAAAGAAAATCTAATAATTCCTAGTTGGAATGAAAAAAGAAGAGTGGTGACCGTAAGTAGAGTAGGATCTTTTAAATCAATGATACAAGAATATGAAGAAAGAGATGTACACATTCCAAGAATAGATCCAACAGTAGAAGAGTTTATACAGCATCATGCAAATTTAGCTATAGAAACTTATGTTGATGAGAAGACCGAATCATTATATCAAGTAGTGGGGCATACGGGACCTGATCATTTAGCTCATGCTGATTTATATGCTAAAATTGGGTTTGAGCGATTATTCAATAGGCATAAGAAATCTGCTATTGGGGTTATTCATAAAACGGCCAGTGAAGAGATGGATATTATCAATCAGAGCAATATCCATCCTTTATTATAATGAAAATAATTAAAAATACCTTTACTTTTTATTTAAAAGTTATATATTTTTAATAACAGGTTCGGCAATTAAAAATAAAAATAATGTCAACCTGAGACAAGAAAGATGAAGTCAGCTTCTGCCGAACCTCGCTTTGTTCTATTGTCTCAGGTTGGCTTTTATAAAGGAGGTTCGGCATGCCAAAAGGAATTTATAAAAGAAAAGAAAATATTAAATATGGTATGACTGATAAACGTCATACAAAGAAAACTAAAGATAAAATACGAAAATCTTTAACAGGAAGAAAGACTACTCAAGAACATTGTAATAATTTAAATAAAGCAAATACAAAAGATTTCAAAGATGTAACTGTTAGCCATCGGCATCGAAAAATTTATAGAAAGCATGGCAAACCAACTTATTGTGAATTAAATAAATCTCATAAATCTAAAATATATGATTGGGCAAACATTAACCATAAATATAACGAGAGCATAAATGAATGGATCAGATTATGCAGAAGTTGTCATATATTATTTGAT